CGCCTTGATCTGTGGGAGCGGGTTCCCTTCGGTGGCGGCGCGGGTCTGGGCTTTCTCCTTCTGCAGGCGGAGGTCGGCGAGAGCCTGGATCAAGGTCTCCTCGGTGAGGTCGCGCGGCTTCGTGTTATTGAAGTACTCGGCTTGCTCCTCGGGACGCTTGATCACGTAGCCATATGGCTTCGGAATCTCATCCGAATATATTATGCCGCCCGGCTCCATACTAATCTCTGACGTCGTTTCATTGACAAGAAAATCCTTGACAAGAAAAGGGGTCGGGCCGCCAAACTCATTGCTGAACCGGCGTTTGATCTCGGCCTCATACCAGAGCTTTGTCGCGTTGGCTCCCGCCGCCAGGGCGTGAAGCTCATCGAGCGACAGTTCGGCCAAGGGGTTGTGTTCAGTCTCTTTCATGGTTCCTCACTGCTGGACGAGCGGGCTTGCGGGAGCCTGTGGCGCGGCTCCCTCCCCTTCCCCGCCGCCGAATATCTGCGCGGCGAGGGGGTGTGTTATGAGATGCTGAAGAAGACGAAGATATTCAAGTTGTTTCTCGTTCTCAATCTTGGCCATCTCGACCTGAACACGACTCTGGATATCCGCCATCTTAGTCTGACTGGTCTGCGCGGCCGCCGCCAGCTTGACCTGATTGGCGTGCTGTTGAGCCTGAGCCTTGAGGACGTCGGGGCTGGGCTGCTGGTTCTGATCCTGCTCGGGCATGAACAGCTCGTCGACGTCATCGATCTGCATCATCTGCAGGACCCGCTTGGCCACCACGCGCGGATTGAACACCCCCTGGGGCGTCTGCTGCGCAACCGTCCCCAGCGCGATCGCCTTCATCAGCCGGTGAGCGTGGCTCGGGGTGTTGGGGTCCGAACGGGGGACCAGATTATAATTGGCCAGGGCGCGCCTGACCGCCTCCAGCGTCCACTCCGGCTGGTCCGGGTCGGGCCGATAAAGGGCCTCGGGGTGCTGGCGCAGGTGCTCCACGATCAGCTCGATCTCGACGGTCTGAGAGTCGTGGAGCCGGGTGTGGACCGCGTTCAGGACCTTGCTGGCCTGCTCGATGGCGGCGAGCATGGTTCCCACGGGAACGTCCGCCTTGCCCTCCGCCGTGGGCAGCTCCGCCGTGCCTCCGAGCTTCTGCCCGGCTCCCGCGATATTCTCGGTCAGGGCGATCAGGCTCGCCGACGGCTCCTTATAGGGCAGCGGCATGACGGCCTCGGACAGCTTGACGCCCCCCGGCACGTCCACCGGCGCGCCGCCGCCCGGCGGCACCCTGAAGGTGTTATTCGCCTGCTTGGCGCCGTTCTTGGCGTAGAGGAAGCCGGGGAAGTTGGAAAACATGCCCGCATCGAGCAGCATCCGCCATGCGCCGGTCAGGGCCGACGTAGCGTTACCGAGTATTTGAAGAAGCCCGGTGCAATAGAATCCGAAGGTCGGGGCGAAGCCAAAGGGAACAAAAGTGCGTCTCCGGATGAAATCCTCGTCCCCTTCATCCCAGTCGCGCCTGATTTCGAGAATAGCGCGAGAGGTGAGGTCAATGGTGATTCGATAAGGGAGCGGAAGTCCTGTGGGCTCATCATCGATATGATGCTCAAACTCCGGTAAGTCGACATCGGCATAGCACTCGTAAATGGTGTGAACCTGATCCTCGGGGCGGGTGACGTTCAGATTGATGCCGTCCATCCGCGCCACGGCAGCGTCAAAGGCGTTGATGTTGGCGTCGGGAAGCTGAACCGGCACGTCGCGATAGACGCCCAGGAGCTGCATGCGTTTAAACGTCGTGCGGTGCATCGGAATGATGTGGGTCACGCGCGGCGCGGTCTGAATGTCAGTGGTGGTGTTGGCCACAACGAGATGTTCCGCGTCCACCATCTCGGAGACGGGGCGGCGGCGCATCGGGCAGAAGTACACCTTTTTAAAGGCCATCCCCGAAAACCCGACCATAAACAGCAGTCTGTCGGTTCCTGGGGTGAATTCCGTAGATTTCTTCGTGAGATAGTAGTTGATCTCTAATTCAAGCTTATCCGCAAGCCAATCCTTCTGAGCGGTCTGGGCGCCGTAGACGGCGATCTTGGCCGGGCCGTTTGACGGGATCAGCTCGCGCCGGGCGTTGGCCTGGAAATGCAGACAGGCTTCGCCTAAGAGCGGGTGGCGGACGGTGCTCATTCCTTCGAGAGGGGCGGATGTTGATGCGAGGTCGCTCCGGGGCTCCTCGACCTTGAAGCCTAACAGTTTGACCCCGTTCGCCCGAGTTTGCAGCCACTCGGTAAAACTCCTTCTGTCTTCCTCAATGCCTTCGATAAGGTCGACGGCGAGGCCATTGAGCGCGGATTCGTCTATAAACTCGGCGAGATTGGCGTTGTGGTCCTCGGAAGCAGCCTTGGAGTTGTGATTCCGGGGCGAAAACTCGATTGTGACGCCGCCGTCCGGGTCCTCGATGACAAGAGCGTCGTTTTTCTCATCGAAATGGACGCCTTGAGGGGCAAAAGCGGGCTGCGCCGCAAGATATTGCTGCAAATCGAAGACCTGAGCCGTCTGCATCAGCCTTTTCCCCTGTTACGTCGGATAAAGAGGGATCGTCTCCCTGTAACCGCCGGTGTTTCCGCCCGTTGAAGGGTCATTCGCCGCCTTGAGTTCTTCGAGCCGGTTCAGCATATTGTGCTGTCTGAGCCACCACAAGGCGTATGTGACGGTATCGGTCAAGTCATCATACCGCGCTTTTGGAAACGCCGCCATCTCGTCCTCGACCATGGTCGCCCAGGTGCGGTCCGGGCGATAAATCATCCCCGCCGAGAAGATATGCTGAACTCGGTTCGCCCGGACTTCCTTGTCGGCCCGGCCAGGATCAACAAACTCGATGCCGAATTTCTGCTGAAACAGGAGCCTCTGCATTTCCTGCATCACGGAGATGCCCGACGCCTTGGCTTCGATAAGAAGATGGTCCACCTGGAACCGCTTGCAGGTATGACCAATCCACTCAATTAACCCCCATTCCTTCTTCTGACGCTCGAAAAACAAGGACTCGGGCTCGCCATAGTCGCGGACCAGGGTCGGGCCGTGGAGCTGGAGCCATTTCCTCCAGGCGGCAATGAGGAAGACGCGCGGCGTCCCGTCGTCGGCGTAGTTCACGCCCCATATCGTCATGGCCGAGGGATCGTTCTCATCGTGGCGGGTGTAGGCCGGGTCCACCGAGCCCAGGATGAAGTCGAAGTTGGGGTATCTGCCGTCGTCCGGCTCCCAGACGTTCCAATATTCATTCTTGAAGATGCCGCCGCCGCGCGGCGCCGGGCGCTGCTGATACTGGGAGGCGAAGGCGAACTCGCCCAGCTTCAGGCATTCCTCAACGGCGGCGGGCGGGAACCGCTCCGGCCAGAAACACTCGCCATCCTCAAAGCGCGGATCAATCCAGCCTATCGAGGTCGGCGCGGTGCGGCCGGGCTCGAACAGCATGGGGATCATGAGGTGGTCGTAGCCCAGGTCCTCCTCGATGATCGTCCCGGACACGTCGTCCTGGTGAACGCGCTGCATGATGACGATGATCGCCGATTTCGTCATGTGATTGAGGCGGTTCGACATCGCCTCCCTGAACCACCTAACGGTTTCCTCGCGGATCGTCTGGCTCTCGCCTTCCTTGATGTTATGGGGATCATCGAGCAGGACGCGGTCAGCGCGCTCGCCGGTGCCGGTGCCGCGCACGGAGCTGGCGAATTTCCAACCGAACTTGTTGTTGGAAATCTTGGTCACGCCCTTCTGGCGCATGCTGAAGACGTGGCCCCAGAGGTCCTGGAATTTCTGGCTCTCGATCAGGTCGAGCATGCGCTGATTGTCGCGCTCGGTGAGGAGAGCTGAATAGGAAAAAGAGATGTAGCGCATGCCCGGCTGACCGGCGGCGCTCCACTCCCAGGCTGGCCAGAACACGTTGAGCAGCAGGGATTTCATGCTGCCCGGCGGGACATTGATCAGGAGGCGGGTGATCTGACCATAGGTCACCGCCTCCAGATGCATCGCCATCGCCCGGAGCGGCCAGCCGTCAACGAACTCCCGCCCAGGCTCGATCGTATCCCAGAAGTACTTGACGAAGTCCATCAGCCCGCCGGGACGGGCCTGCTTCTCACGCTCGATCCGCATCTTGTACTCGTGAAGCGCGGACGCAAGCATCTCATGAGCCTGCCGGGGCTCATGAGGGCTTATCTTGGAAAGAAGAAGACGGACATCGATTTCGGCCATCGGCTATTTTTTGTCCTTATCCCAGGGCAGGTATTCGACATTGGGGTTAGGGGCCACGTCAATGACCGGGCCGATCTCCTGGTGACACTTCTGAATGAACGACAAAAGTTCTTCATTTGACATCCGGGTGATCGAACCCTGAACAGTGATCTCCGCCTTATCGATCAAGAGGCCGTGGAGCTTGGCCAGACCCATTGTCGCCTGAACCGCTGCGCGGGCGTCGGGGCGCCATTCGGCCGACGCCCTTTGATCGGGAGTCATGTTGTGGGGATAGCCTGGATATGATGGGTTTCCGGCGATCGGGGTTTGGCCTAACCGCTCGTTGGGATCGCGGACGGGCTCTGATTGATCGGGGAGCTTCATTTCACCGGTGCGGGCGAAGTGGCGATCCTCCAGAAGCAGAAGCGTCAGCCGCTCCAGGTTCATCTGATACTTGTCAGACAACGCGGCGCGGGCGCGGTCACGTTTCTTATTGAACGCTATCGTCTGCTCTTTTTGAAGGACATCGATGCGGGCCTTGACTGCCGGTCTGTCGGCAAGGCAGAGCGCGGCGCGGCGAATCCGCCGGGTTAACTGGTCCTCGCTGGTGCAGGTCGCTTTATTCACCGAGTCGTAACCGGCGCCCTTGTA